ATGATTTCATAATCAGTCATTGGCCTTTCCTCTCTTGATGCGTTAGAGAAGAACCATTCTTCCCTTTCAACGCCTTTTCTTTATGCTATATTTTGTGCGATAAGTCTAGGAAAATATCGTAAATTTGTGCAAAATATCTTCATGTTCATTGTTTTTTAGTTTGAGCGTTATTTTTTTCTTGACAAGAATACGTCATAAATGAATTAATGACGAGTGTGAGAGCTGTCGTAGTGCGTCTGGAGATAGGCCAAGGCGCAAGCGGCAGATAAATAGATTTTAGGATTGTTCGTGAAATTTAATTGAGGTGGTAGCCGATAGGTTGCCGCCTTTTTTGTTGTGAAGCCATTGGTGAGCCAAGCCGCCAGTGGCTTTTTTGTTGTTTGGGTGATGGAATGAAGGGAAAGAAAACGGCTTCCAAAGCGAGTGGGGGTGATGGTGTCAAACGTGGGCGTGGTCAACCAACCGGCTATAGGCCAGAATATGCAGATGAGATGATTGCCTTGATGGAAAAGGGATTTTCATTAACGGCATCGGCGGCAAAAATTGGTTTTGCGAAGCAGACAATCCACAATTGGATGGCTGCTCATCCTGAATTCTTGGACGCAATGAACCAAGCGCGGGGATTGCGGCAGTATTTTTTAGAGGACAAGTTGCTCTCAACAACCAATGGGGCGGTGGTCAATGCCTATAAATTTGCACTGGCATGTAGCAGCCCTGATGATTGGCGCGAGAGAAAAGAAATTGATGTCAATGTCTCTGGCTCATTGGCAGATAGGCTGGAAGCCGCCAAGGCAGCCATTGAGGTTGAATAAGGTTGATTGATGGCAAAAGCTCAAATGGTGCCTCAAGCTATTGATGATGAGCTGGTTAAGGTGGCGGCTCATTGCGCGCATGATCCGGCAAAATGGGTGCGCTTTGCTTACGCGTGGGGCAAGGGAGAATTGGCAGGCGTTGATGGACCGCGAGACTGGCAGCAAGAACTGCTTGAGGTCATCGGGTCACATTTGAAAGATGAAAAGACAAGATTCAAGCCGTTACAGATTGCGGTGGCTTCAGGCCATGGCGTGGGCAAGTCATCTTTTATGGGAATGTTGTCGAATTGGGCACTTTCATGCCACGCACAGGCGCGGATTGTGACGACGGCCAACACAAATGGGCAATTGGTAACCAAGACCGCGCCGGAGATTGGCAAATGGTCAAGATTGTCAATTACCGCACATTGGTTTGATGTTCAAGCGCAATCAATCCGCATTGCTGATAAATCATTGGCGGTTGAATGGCGGCAGGATTTTGTGCCGTGGAGCGAGCATAATACCGAAGCCTTTGCCGGTTTGCACAATAAGGGGCGACTGATTTTGCTGCAATTTGATGAAGCATCAAAGATTGCGGATAAGGTTTGGGAGGTGGCCGAAGGGGCACTCACGGACGAGGATACCATCATTATCTGGGTGGTCTTTGGGAATCCGACACGCAATTCTGGCCGGTTCAGGGAATGTTTCCGGCGTTATCGCCATAGATGGGTGACGCGCCAGATTGACAGCCGCGATGTAGCGGGGACGAATAAGGCAAAGATTGATGAATGGCTCAATGACCATGGGGAGGAGAGCGATTTTTTCAAAGTGCGGGTACGTGGGCAGTTTCCCAATCAATCGGCCATGCAATTTATATCAGCGCAAGATGTGGAGAAGGCGACAAAAGTTCATTTGCGCCCTGAACAATATCAGTTTGCGCCGGTCATTATCGGCGTTGATCCGGCATGGACGGGAGATGATACATTGGAAATTGTGATGAGGCAGGGGCTTTATTCAAAATCGCTTGCCTCGCTTGAACGCAATGACAATGATGTTGAAGTGGCGGGGCTGATTGCAAGGCTTGAGGAAGAGCATAAAGCGGCAGCGGTATTTGTCGATGCGGGCTATGGAACGGGAATTGTATCAGCAGGGCGTGCAATGGGCAGGAATTGGCGGCTGGTATGGTTTGGCGGTAAGCCAAGTGACCCTGGCTATTTGAACAAACGGGCGGAAATCTGGGGCTTGGGCAAGAAATGGCTGAAGGAAGGTGGGGCCATTGATGAGCGCGACACGGTGCTGGTGGAAGATTTAACCGCGCCGGAAGGGGTGGTGAAACTCAATGGCAAGATTGCGCTTGAGAGCAAAGAAGATATGAAAGCCCGCGGCGTGCCAAGTCCGAACAAGGCGGATGCCTTGATGTTGACCTTTGCCGAACCGGTGTTTCAAGCGCACAGTTTTGCCGGATCGGGTAAGTCGCTGGTTGAGTATGATATTTATGCCGACATTTGAATGAAGGAGTTGTAATAATGTGCATGATGAAGAAACCGAAAGCCCCGCCGCCACCGCAATTGGCCGCGCCACGTGCGATGCCGAAAGAGCCTGATGGTGGGATGCGGACAAATGTTTCACAGCGGCAGGAAGACAGGTTGCGGGCGGGCAATAAGACGATTTTAACATCAGGCTTAGGGGTCTTAGAAAATGCCCAAACTGAATTGAAAACATTGCTGGGTGGATGAACTCAATGAGTGATGAAGCGCAGCTTGCTTATCATCGGCGCAGGTTGGAAGAATTAAAGGTTTTGCGTGCGCCATGGGAGGCTTTGTGGCGTGAACTGGCTGATTATATTGAACCGACAAGATTGCGGCTGGATGGGGTTAAGGAAGGGGCAAAATCGCGGGCGAAAATTGTGGATTCAACCGGTACGTTGGCCTTGCGCACATTAACCTCTGGCATGCATTCCGGTATTACCTCACCAGCGCGGGCGTGGTTTCGTCTAACGGTTTTTGATGAGGAAATACGAGAAAACCCAAGTGTCAAACTCTATCTTGAGCAGGTAGAAGCGCGGATGCGTGATGTGTTTCAAGCCTCGAACATTTACCCGTCCTTTCATGTCGGCTATGGAGATTTGGCATTATTTGGGCAATCGTGCGCGCTTTTGGTTGAGGATGAACAAGATGTTATCCGCATGCAGCCGCTCACCCATGGGACATTTTGGCTGGCGCGTGATGGTCGGGGTGTGGCAACCACGCTTTACCGTGTGTTTTCATGGAGTGTGGGGCGCATTGTCGAGCGTTTTGGGCTGGAGCGGGTTTCCTCAACGATAAGGGGGCATTATGAACGCAAGCACTATGACAAGGTTTTTGAAATAGCCCATGCGATAGAACCTCGATCCGTGCGGGATGTGGCTAAGGTAGATAAGAGGAACAAGAAATTTCTTTCCAATTATTGGGAAGTGAACGGGGGAGAGGGGCAGCTTTTGGAAGAAAGCGGTTTTGACGAAAACCCGATTATTGCCCCCAGCTGGGAGATCGTGGCGGATGATCATTATAGCGTTTCGCCTTCCATGGTGGCGTTGGGTGACATTAAGATGTTGCAACATGAACAAAAACGTAAATGGGAAGCGATAGATAAGCTTGTACGACCGCCGATGGTTGCGCCCGCTTCCATGCGTGGTCAATCAACATCACTTTTACCCGGGGCTGTTACTTATGTGGAAGATCCGACGGGGCGGGCATATCGGCCAGCCATTGAGATGAATTTACGATTGAATGAATTGGCAGCGGATATTGGCGAGACACAAAGGCGGATTGAGCGGGCATTATTTGCCGATTTGTTTTTGATGTTGGAAAATATGGACGGGGTGCAGCCGCGTACGACTTTTGAGATTGCTGAACGTAAGGAAGAAAAGTTGCTGGCTTTGGGTCCGGTGCTGGAGAATGTTTATAACGGGCAGTTGGATAGGGTTATTGAGCGCACTTATGCGATATTGGCACGGCGTGGTGAGCTGCCGGTAGTGCCGCAAGATTTGGCGGGGGCGCAATTGAAGGTTGAATATGTTTCGATGTTGGCGCAGGCACAAAAGGCGGTATCAACGGGGGCGATTGAACGGGTGGCGGGTTTTGTGGGGAGTTTTGCTGCTTCTATGCCGCAGGCACTCGACAAATTCAATGTTGATCGCGCGATTAATAAATATGTTGAGTTGCTGGGTGCGCCCTCATCGATTTTGGTATCGGATGAAGATGTGGCGAAGGTGCGCCAAGAGCGGGCGCAACAGATGGCGCAAGCGCAACAAATGCAAGCCATGGGCGATATGATACCGGCGGTTAAGCAGACGGCCGAGGCGGCTTCCGTAATGGCGGATGTGGCAGATAGTCCAAGCGGGGCTGAACTTTTGTCACAAATAGGGATAGGATAATCAACAATGGATAAGGATAGGGCACTTGCACAACGGGCGTTGTGCGAGGCGATATCGGCTGTTTTGACGACAGATCAAGGGCGGCAATGTTTCTTTTGGCTGTTGGAATTATGCGGTGTTTATGAAGATGGGTTTGAGTTGGAGGCGGGGCTGATGAGTTACCGGCTGGGGCGGCAATCTGTCGGCAAACAGATTATTGCGCAAATGAACGCGATAGATGAGGAACTTTACCCAAGGTTTTTGCTGGAGGCAGCAAGGATGAGAACAAAAAACGAGAATAATCGACAGGAGTGTGATGATGAGTGAAGTGAATGGGAATGTGAGTACTGGTGTGGATGAGCAAGCAGGCAATAAAAACGACAATGTGCTTTTTCCCAAGGGAAATGAAGCGGGCGATATATCAAAACCGGAAACGGGGAAGGCAATAAATGATGGTGTGGATAAAGTGCCGGAGGATGGCACATATGATCTGAAAATGCCTGAAGGTGTGCCTTTGGATGAAGAATTATTCAAGGCATTATCGCCAGAATTTAAAGAGCTTGGGCTAACACAAGGCCAAGCACAAAAATTGGTTGATGGCTATATCAAAGCGCAATCAGGGCGCATGCAAGGTCAGGGTGAAAGCTTTACTGAAATTACGCAAGGCTGGATTGAGGAGGCTAAAGCCGACAAGGAAATAGGTGGGGATAAATGGGAGGCGACGGTATCGACAGCACGCCGCGCGGTTGAGCAATTTGGCACGGGGCAATTGCGTGATTATCTCACTCAATCGGGGGCAGGCAATCATCCAGAAGTCATCCGTTTCATGGCGAAAGTTGGGGCGATGATTGGAGAAGACAAGCCGCCGCAAGGTGGAACAAGCGGCAATGGGCGGCCTATAGAGGCGGCTCATCTGCTTTTTTCTAATGATGTTGTTACGAAAGGATAAAACATGGCAACGATTGGAAATTTTTACCCGAATTTGATTGACGCCTATAAGAGTGGACAGGGCGACGAACGCATTTCTGGACAGGTATTGGAGATTTTAAGCCAGCAAAACCCGATTTTGGATGATGCGATGGCGGTTGAGTGCAATAGTGGCACGCTCCACCGCCATATGATCAGGACGGGTTTGCCGGAAGTGGCGTGGGGGCAGCTTTATCAAGGTGTGCCACAATCAAAGGCCACGATGCAGCAGGTTGATGATACGACGGGTTTTCTGGAGTCACGCAGTGAAGTTGACACAAGGCTTTTGGCTTTGGCAAGTGACGCGGCGCGGGCGAGGCTAACGGAGAGTACGCCTTTTTTAGAGGCGATGAATCAAGAGATGGCACGGGGGCTATTTTACCATGATACGGCGACAACACCAGAGAAGTTTAAAGGCTTGTCGGCGCGTTATGCCCGCTATTACACAGGGGCGCGTTCGGGTGCACCGCTCAATAGCGCGTCTCAAGTGATTGATGGCGGTGGACGGGGCAATGATAATACGTCTGTATGGTTTGTGACATGGGGCGATCATGCAACACATTTGATTTATCCTAAGGGAACAAAGGCGGGTGTTTCCATGCAAGATAGGGGCGAGGAGACGGCTTTGGACGCGAATGGCAACAAATTTTATATCAAGGCGGCGACTTTTGAATGGCATATTGGGCTGGCGGTGAAGGATTGGCGTTATAATGCACGCATTGCCAATATTGATGTTAATGATTTGCTGGCGGGCACTGTTGACCTTTGGGAGTTGATGCGCAAGGCTTATTATGCGCTGCAGTCAAGGCGGATTAACGCCCAATCCAGCCGGATTGCCATTTATGCCAATCGTGATGTGATAGAAGTGCTGGATGCGCAATCAACAGATAGAGCATTGACGGTGGGGCGTGAGAACCACACGCATTTGACGTCCTCATTTGTTGAGGGTGCGGAAGTGAAACATTATCGTGGCATTCCCATTCGTGAGACTGATGCGCTTTTGAATACCGAAAGTGCTGTTGGTGCTTGGACGGCTTAAAATTGAAATAATGGAGTTAAGAGCATGATTTTTGATAGGCAGGCATTATTTTCTGATGCGCAAGATGTGAATACAGATGTCAATTCAACGCATATGATTGATTTGGGGCGCGTGCCTTATGGCATGAACCGCGATATTGGCAAGGGTGGGGGGATTCCTATTCTTGTTCAGGTAGTCAATGATTTTGGCGGTGTGAATGGCGGTGTGAAAGTGTCGGCTCAAATATCTGACACACAAGATTTTAGTGATGCTATGACAGTATGGGAAAGCCCTCATGTAGAAGTTAAAAAGCTAAAAGCGGGCTATGTGTTTGTGCCCGAGAGTGTGCAGCGTGGGGTTAATAAGCGATATTTGCGGCTTCATTATAGTGTTACAGGCAATCTAACGGGGGGCAAGATTACGGCCGGTGTTACAATGGGGAATCAGTCCAATGGTTAAGGTTATTGCGCGAAAATGTGGTTTTTACGGTGGTAAGATTAGGGAGATTGGTGAAGAATTTGAACTGGTGGATGCGCATTGGCATGATGAGAAACACCGCCCCTCATGGGTAGAGATATTGGGAGATGCGCCTCAAGAAAAGAGCAAGGCCGCGCCTGCCAAAAAGGCCAAAAAGGCCAAGAAGCAGGAAGATGGGGTGCGCGTAGAGGATGAAGATGACGTTTCACCTCCAAAGGCACAGACATAAGCCATGGCAAGCGTTGTTGAGATTTGCAATCTGGCATGCTCGCTTATTGGGGCGGATAATATCAACTCTTTGAGCGAGACCTCCCCCCAAGCGCGAGCGTGCACACAGTTTTATGCAACAACAAGAGATGGGCTTTTATCCTCTTATCCTTGGCATTTTGCAACCAGGCAGATTGCCCTAGCCGAAATGGTCAATGATAGGAAGGATCAATGGGCGCATGCTTATGTGCGCCCTCAGGATGCTTTGAAGATTTTATCTTTGCGCTCTCATGATGGGGGTGGTGCGGGAGAATTGGCCTATCATGCGCGGGGGGGGATTTTATATACGCATGTCAAGAATGCGGTGTTGCTCTACACGGCGCGGCTTGAGGATACGTCCCTTTACCCGCCGCTTTTTGTTAATGCGCTGGCCAACCAATTAAGCGGCTGGCTGGCAATGCCGCTTACCCGCTCTCACGAGATACAAGCACGCTGTTTTCAACTGGCACAACAAGCGACATTAACGGCGCAAATGGCGGATAGTGCGGATGAGCATTATTTTTACGGGCATATGAGTGAATTTGTTTTAAGCCGAGGATGATAAGATTATGAGCCAATTGCGTCACCTGCAACCCTCTTTTAATGGCGGGGTATTCTCACCCTCATTGCATGCCAGGGTTGATCTGGCAAAATATGCAACAGGCTTGAAAGCGGCCAAGAATATGTTTGTTCTTGCCTCTGGTGGGGTATCGAACCGGCCAGGTTTGCGCTTTGTGGGCGAGGTGAAAAATAGTACTCATAAGGTGCGGCTTGTTCCCTTCCAGTTTTCAACCGAACAAAGCTATGTGCTAGAATTTGGTGACTATTATCTGCGCATTTACAAAAAAGGCGCGGTGATTTTAAAGAATGGGGCAATTTATGAGGTAGTAACGCCTTATGGGCATGAGGATGTAGGCCAGATTCAATATGCGCAAGAGGCGGATGTAATGTATTTGGTGCATGGCAATTATCCTGTGCATAAATTATCACGGTTGGCAGAAGATGATTGGCTGTTAAGTCTGGTTGATTTTGCCCCGACAATCAGCCCACCAGATACGCCAACCGCTGTGGCTGCGCCTTACAAAGGAGGGGCAAATGGGGCGACGCCGAAGAGTTATAAATATTGCATTGCCGCCATTAATAAGGATACGGGAGAGGAAAGCCTGCCCTCTGCGGTTACGGAATGTGTCAATGATTTAGGGATATTGGGTGGTAAGAACAAGATTAGCTGGGAGGCGCATCCAGAGGCATCACGTTATATTGTTTATAAAGATGATAATGGGGTGATGGGCTATATTGGCGGCACGTCGGGGCTTTATCTGATAGATGAGAACTTAACCGCTGATATGTCGAATACGCCGCAAATGGGGCGCAACCCGTTTGAGGGGGTGGGTAATTATCCACGCTGTGTCAATTTTATTGAGCAGCGGTTGGTTTTGGCCTCAACATTGAATGATCCGCAAGCGATTTTTATGTCGCAATCAGCCAATTATGAGAATTTTGGTGTGAGCCAACCGGCCAAGGCCTCTGATGCGGTGACGTTTCGTATTAAGGCGAGGGAGGTTAATGAGATACGCGCCCTTGTTGCGATGAGGGGGATGTTGGTTTTGACCTCTGGGGCGGGGTGGTTGATAAGTGGTGGCTCACAGGCGGATGCGATTTCGCCTTCTTCAATCAAGATTGATAATCAAGGCTATCGTGGAGCATCACGCGTGCCGCCTTTAACGGTTGGTAATATGATTTTGTTTGCACAAAATCGCGGTGGGGTTGTGCGGGATTTTTCTTACCAATTTTCGGAAGATAGTTTTGTTGACCGTGATTTGACGATTATGGCACGGCATTTATTTGAGGGGCGTGACTTTAAAGAATGGGGCTTTGCTCAATCGCCGGGCTCGATTATCTGGGCGGTGATGGATGATGGTGGGCTTTTATCGCTCACTTATATGAAGGAGCATGATGTTTGGGGCTGGTGCGAGCATGATAGCAAGGCGGATGCTTATTTTGAGAATGTTTGTGTGGTGGGGGAAGACGCCGAAGATGGGATTTATTTTGTGGTGCGGCGTTTTATTAATGGGGCGTGGCGTCGTTATATAGAACGGCTGGAGACACGTGGATTTAACCAGGTTGAGGATTGTTTTTTTGTCGATTGCGGCTTGAGCTATCAAGGGGATGCGGTGGATGAAATATATGGGATGGAGCATTTGGAGGGGGAAGAGCTTGTTGGGCTGGTGGATGGCAATGTTGTGCGGGGTTTGCATGTGGTGAGCGGCAAGGTGACATTGCCGATAGCGGGCAAGGTTATTCACCTTGGGTTGCCGATTGAAGCGGTGATAGAGACATTACCGCTTGATTTGGGTTCTGTGCAGGGATTGGGAACGGTGGCGGGGCGGACGAAATCTGTCTCAAGCGTGACATTGCGGGTGGAAAAGACACGTGGGATTTGGGTAGGCGGGCGTGATGATAAGCGTGATGGACGCCATCTGGTGGAATATAAGCAGCGCGAGAGCGAGGCATGGAATGAGGCGATTAGCCTTTATACGGGAGATATTCGTATGTCCTGTCCGTGGGATTGGAACACGAGCGGCTCACTGGTGGTCAAGCAATTTGACCCGCTACCGATGAGCATTTTGGCCTTGATGCCTGATGTCACAATTGGGCGGTGAAGTTGGGTGTTGAGATTGTACCCGCCCGAGTTGAGCATATTGCGCCGATTGCGCAACATATGCGCGAGGCCGATGCCCAAGAGGTTTGGGCGTCATCACGCGCCAGCCCGCAAGAGGCATTGGAATATTCATTGGAGAGATCATCTTTTGCTTATACGGGACTGATTGACTCCGTGCCAGTGGTGATGTTTGGGGTGGGGGATATGAATATTCTGGCCGGTATTGGTGCGCCGTGGTTGTTGGCAAGTGATGCGGCAACGAGGCGGGCTTATTTATTTTTACGCCAATCTTTGAAATGGCGCGATGTGATACGCGCTCGATATGGCTTGTTGACCAATTTTGTGGATGGGCGCAATCAGACCTCTATCCGCTGGCTAAAATGGCTCGGTTTTGAATTGAGGGAAAAAGTGATGATGAATGGGGTGGCATTTTGGCGTTTTGAGTGGCGGCGAGGAATGGGGAAAGGATAAAAATCATGTGTGATTTGATGATGGCCTTGACGATTGGCTCATCTGTTTTGGGAGCAATGGGGCAAATACAACAGGGACAAGCACAGGCTCAAGCGGCGACCTATAATGCGCGAGTGGCGCAGATGAATGCTGAATTGGCTGATAGGCGTGCGCGTGATGCGCTGGAGCGCGGGGCTAAGGAAGAGCAAAAGCACCGGCGCGAAGTATCACAAATGATAGGCAAGCAACAGGCAGCGCAAGCCGCAAACGGGCTGGATGTGAGTTTTGGCTCACCTTTGGATATGATTATTGATACGGCGGTGATGGGGGAATTGGACGCGCTGACGATCAAGAAAAACTCATACCGTGAGGAACAAGATTACCGGCAGCAGGCCAATAATTATCGAGGCGAGGCGGGAATGCAACTGGCGGCGGGCAAAAATGCCAAGAGCCAAAGTGTGTTTGCGGCGGCGGGAACATTGCTGGGGGTGCGGTTGATGCACCGCACTAC